AGCCGATATGGATACACGGGTTATTCAAGCGTTTCGTTCCGGAAATACTGAATTAGTTGATCATCTCATAAATAAAGGTGATTTATCGGAAGAACAAGCGGCTAAATTAAAAGAGGAATCCGAGAAACCTGACAATATTCGGCATTTAGAAAAGATGAAAATTGATCGTGCATTGCAGTATTATCAGCAATCTAAGCCGGAAGATCGTCGCGGAATGGATGAAATTATTGGGGAAAAATATAATAGATTTCAGTCAAGTAATGCATCGCCGAATGAGAAAAAAAGAATAGAAAAACTTTATTCGAAAATTATTAATCAATGATAAAATTCTTGCAGGAGATTCAGTATGACAGTCATTAATCAGAATAATAAAGTTTCAGAATTAGGAAATGGTTCGAAAGTAACTTTTTCTTTTTCTTTTAAGATTTTTGATACTTCCGAATTAGTTATCTATAAAGTTGATGTTGCAACAGGAGTTGCAACAGGCCCATTAACTTTAGATTCAGATTACACAGCGACAGTTAATTCCACGTCGGAAGGAGGAACTGTTACTTACTCAGTTGCACCTACGTCCGATGAGTATTCTCTTATTAAAAGAATTGTACCCTATACTCAATCAGCAGATTTGCAGACTGAAGGTACATTGCCCGCGATTCAATTGGAAAATCAATTAGATTTAATGACGATGATGGTTGTTCAGTTAAAAGAAATCACGGACCGCAGTATTACATTACCGGTCGGCGCAACAGAAAGTATTTCTTTCCCATCGGCACAGGCCAGTTATTTAATTGGATGGAACTCAACAGGTGATGGCCTTACTAATTATGTGAATACGAGTTCGGGGATTGACGCAACTTTGGCAGCGCAAGTCGCGGCGGATGCTGCCCAAGTAACAACTGATGCAGCAGCGGCGGCGGCAAGTGCAGCAGCAGCGGCGGCAAGTGCGGCTAGTATTAGTTTACCGTCGATTGGCGGAAACGCATTAAAAATTCTAAGAGCTAATAGTGGCGCAACAGCTCTTGAATATAAGACGATCGAAGAACTTCTTCAGTCTGATACAGATCTTACGATGGGTGGGATTCTGCGTTTTAAAAAAGGCGCAAATGTCGCATCTGCAAATACGATTGCATTAGGTGCTGACGGAAATGTTTTTAATATTACAGGTACAACACAAATAAATACGATTACAATTCACGCCGCAGGAACGGTTGCTTTTCTTTATTTTGCAGGAGCGTTGACTCTCTCGACGAGTGGAAATTTAAAAATGCCCGGATCGGTGAATTATACGACAGCGGCAAATGATTTAGCAATTTTAGTATCAGACGGAACCTATTGGCATGTTTCTATTGCATCAACCAGTACAACGCAAGGTAGACAATTATTCACTTCTAGCGGTACTTTTAATGTCCCATCCGGCGTAACTAAAGTTTATTTAACGATGGTTGCAGGGGGAGGCGGTGGTGCTGGCGGCGCTCAAACTCCGTCTAAAGGTGGCGGCGGCGGTGGCGGCGGTGCTTCATTACTAAAATATCCTTTAACTGTAACTCCGGGTGCAGCTTTAACTGTTACAATTGGTGCCGGTGGTGCAGGTGGAACACCCGCAAATATCGCCGGTGTTAATGGGACGGTAGGAGGAAATACTTCATTTGATTCTGTTACTGTCTCGGGCGGGGGTGCAGGACAAATGTCTGCCGGCGCTGGTTTATATGGTGCGGGAGGCGTTGGGGCAGGTGGTTTTGATGCTAGTGCGCAAACCGGAGGAACATCGGGACTTCAGGGCGGGAATGGGGCTGATGCAGATACTAATGGGGGCGGCGGCGGTGGAGGCACACCATTCGGTGCTGGTGGGACAGGTGCTAATAACGCAAATAGTAATGAAGCCGGACATGCAGCGACAGCAAATACAGGAGCCGGCGGTGGAGCCGGAGGTACAGATACAGGTGGAACCGTCGGAGGTAATGGCGGTTCAGGATTTTGTTTAGTTGAATGGTAATTTAAAAAGGAGATATTTTTATGTCAATTTCACATGAATTTGAAAAAACAACAGGTACTCTATCATTAGTTCCCGGTGTTGGATTTACTATGACAGCAACACCATTGTATCAACGTGATACTTTTCTTCTCGGTGTTTTTCTTCACTCATCTGTAAATATCACGGAAACTGTAACTGTTACTCGTGTATCTGCTGATGGGTCAACCTATGATGTTGTGTTGAATACATCTAATCTTACCTCAGCGTCAAATTATGTTTATGTACCGACATTTCCGGTTCCTATTCAGAGAGGGGACAGTATTAAAGTGACTTGTACCGCGGCTAATACTACAGGAGTTGTATACGCAACGGTTATTTTAGGGGGAAGATAAAATGACTGACGAAGAAAAACTGAAACAGTTACAGGACCAAATAGCTGATTTGAATGGAAAAATTTTTGATGCATCTCAAACTTTTATTTCATTAGGAAATAAAAATCAGGAACTCCAATCTGAAATAGATGGTTTAGAAAAAACGAAAACTGATTTATCCGTTCAGGTATCTGATCTTAAAAATCAGTTGGATGCAGCTTTACAAAGTCTATCTAATGTTTCAAATGAAAAAATAAAAGAGTTAGATGGAAAATTAAAAGAAGTTGATTCGAAACAGATTGAATTAGATAATTTAATTCAGAATAATTTGAATGAGAGTAAATTATTATCTGATCGAGAAAAAGAATTAGACCAGAAAGAACAGGATTTAAAAGATGAATTAAATAGTACTGAAACACACCAACAGGAAATTGAAATTCACGAAAATGAATTAACTAAGTCTGATAGTGAACTTAATGACGCCCGAGCTAAATTTAATGAGGAATTAAATGAGTTCGAAAAAAAATATGCTCAGTATGAAAGTGATTTAGCTAATTTTTCAACTCTTAGAGATCAATTGATTTCAGATCAAAATCAATTAAATACCGATCGTGCAGTTTTACTAACAGATCAAACTACACTCCAAACACAAACCGCACAACTTAATGCTGATCAGGAAAACTTAAAAAAAGAGCAAGCTGATTTACTGATAAAGCAAAATGATTTATCACAGAAACAAACTGAATTGGAAAGTGCAAGTGAAGATTTAGCAGCGAGAATTAAAAGAATTGAAGTCCGTGAGTTACGGGTAACAAAAGCTATTCAGGAGAAGCAGCTTGATCAAGAACTTATTAATAAATAGTTTATGTTTTCTATTATTGATTTCAAATGCATGGGCTGATTGTGATGTCAGTATCGACGGATATTCTGTTTGTACTGACGATCTTCTTAATTTTAATGGTATAAATCCCGCACCGTCAGTTTCTAATTCTGGACAAGCGAGAATGTATTTTGATCTTATGTCCGGAAAATTAAAATGTTCTGAAAATGGCGGAGCATTTACCAATTGTGTAGGTAGTGGTGGATCATCTTCTTTAGGCGGGTTGACTGATGTGAGTGATGCAACCGCAACTGCCGGTCATTTATTGATTGCGAATGGTGCCACATGGGCCAGTAAAGCTATGAGTGGAGATTGTTCGATCACGAGTGCCGGGGTTATGACTTGTGCGGGCAGTAATGCAACAGTTCCATATAATACACTTAAAACACCGACGACAAATACAGGAATAAATTTTGGATCGTTTACGAATACATGGACTTCAGCAGCGGGTAATGCGACATTTTTTACAATTCATGGGTCGTCTGATTTTATAGTACAGGGAGATGGTGATGTTATTGCACCTTCGTTTACGGGGGCATTAATTGGTAATGCAACAACAGCAACGTCTTTAGCTGGAAATGGTACAAACTGCTCATCCGGAAATTATCCCCTTGGGGTAGATGCAAGCGGAAATTCAGAAAGTTGTACAGCAGCTCCGACAGAATGCTCATCATCGTCTTGTACGTTAAATAGTGGTGATACTGCTACAACACAAGCGGCATCAGATAACTCTACAAAAGTAGCGACGACAGCTTATGTAACGACGGCGATTTCTAATATTACTCCAACTGTTGCTTACGACCATATTACTGCTCCGACGACAAATGCGGGTATAAATTTAAGTACATTTAATTCTATTTGGACCTCGACAACGGGAAGTAATACCTGGACTTCCACAACTGGAACGAACACTTGGACCAGTGGCGTTACTGCTGGTGATTATTTTACTATTAGTGATAGCGGCGCTTTTAATTCTAGTACTTCGGTATTAAAATTAAGTCGATCAAATGGTAATCCGACTGGTGGATCAATGTTAGGTATATTTAATTCTGATACGGATGTCGCGAGTATTCAAGCCCCGAATTTTATTGTTACACAGACGGGGGGAATAAAATCATCATCAAACACATCCGGATCTATTTTAGTTGCGGATGGCACCTCATTTAATCCTGTTGTGATGAGTGGTGATGCAACAATTTCATCAACAGGATCATTAACTCTTGCTAATACAACTGTATCTGCAACTTCTTATACAAACACAAATTTAACAGTTGATTCTAAAGGTCGCATTACATCAGCTTCTAATGGAACAAGCGGGATTTCTTCAGTCGCCTACGATCAAATTACTGCACCAACGACTAATGCGGGTATCAGCTTAACTACATTTAACTCAATATGGACCTCAACGACAGGCAGTAACACCTGGACCTCAACCACAGGAACGAATACTTGGACGAGTGGGGTTACGGGAGGAGACTATTTTACAATCTCAGACAGTGGGGCGTTTAATAATACAACGTCTATCTTAAAGTTAAGTCGTTCAAATGGAAATCCTACTGGCGGAGCTATGCTCGGGATAGTCAACACAGATACAGATGTTAAGTCTATTGATGCGCCTAACTTTTCAGTTAATCAAGGCGGGAACGTTACGATGGCTGGTGATTTAACAGTTAGCGGTGATGATATATACATGGCGACTAACACGGCAGGTAATCTATTGATTGCAAACGGCACAAGCTATAAACCTATTGCCATGTCGGGGGCTTGCACAATTACAAGTGCAGGAGTGATGACTTGTAGTGGGAATACTGTTTCAACTCAATACGATCGCATTACTGCCCCGACGACAAATGCAGGTATAAATTTAAGTACATTTAATTCTATTTGGACCTCAACAACGGGTAGCAACACCTGGACTTCGACGACGGGAACGAACACCTGGACAAGCGGCGTTACAGGAGGAGATTACTTCACGATTAGCGACAGCGGAAGTTTTGATGCTAGTAGTTCAGTCTTAAAACTAAGTCGATCTGTTGGTAACCCGACGGGTGGCGCTATGCTTGCTATCGTCAACTCTGATACAGATGTTAATAGTATTCAAGCGCCAAATTTCACTGTTACTCAAACAGGCGGAATTAAATCATCTTCTAATACGTCAGGTTCAATCTTAGTTGCAAACGGTACAACGTTTAATCCCGTCGTGATGTCAGGATCTTGTACTGTTTCATCGAGTGGTGTGATGAGCTGTACTGCAAGCTCAACTCCAACAGCTTTTGATCAGATTACTGCGCCAACAACAAATGGCGGGATTAACTTAGCTTCGTTCAACTCAACGTGGACAAGTACAACAGGAAGTAATACTTGGACAGCCTCGACGGGTACGAATCTCTGGACAAACTCGGCTACAACAGGTGATGGGTTTACAATTTCGGATAGCGCCACAAGAACAAGTGGTTCAGTGTTAAAAGTTTCAATGCCGACTAACTCAACTGGCGGTTCAGCATTAATAGCTTTAAACAATGTTTACACCAGTACGTTATATGAGATAAACGGTGGGAATTTTACAGTTGATGGGTTAGCTAATGTTTCAGGAAAAACTTTAGCTTTATCGGGAACAGGAACCCCCGGATTATCAACTTGCGGGACTTCCCCGACGGTTGCGGGTACAAATGCAGCGTTTACAGTAACAACAGGAAGTGGAAGTGTCGGAAATTGTACAGCGACTTTTGCTCAACCGACGGGCTGGACAACAGTTCCGACTTGTATACCTGGATGGGAATCTGGTCAAGCATTGACTTCGACATGGACAAGTACGGCAACAAATATCATTTTTAATCAAAACGCAATGGGAAGTAAAAAAGTAGATATTTTATGTATTGGGCATTAACAATATTATTTTTATTATTTACTAATATATCTTTTGCTCAGGATTATTATTTGGTAATTGCTCCTAATGGTCAGGCTGTACGAATTATCCCGACGAGTGAAGTTAATTTTACAGATAATGAGAAAAAACTTTTTAAAATCGTTGTGGTTACTTTAGACAATACAAATTTTTATCAATTTACAGACCCGTTATTCCAACAGACGAATATTGATATTAAAGATAAAAACGGAAATACAATAGACTCTTATGTTACGAGAGCGAACAAAATTGATACGAGTACAATTTTAGGAAAGGAGGAGGCGGTTGCAACAACGGCTATTAGTCAAAAGATTTCTACTGTTTCTAGTGCTGATGTTACCAGCAAGTAAAATTTTTGCTGTAACAGAATTTCAGACAACGTGGTGTACTTCTGGTTGTGATTATACTGCCGCGTCAACGGCAATTACAGCTTTAGCTTTAGCGGGAAATATTAAAGCGGCTTCTAATCTTGCAAAAACTGGAAATTGGACGAATAAAGTTGGGAGCAGTATTACTGATAATGCGGCGGTTACATGGGACGCGGGAGCGAGAACAGGCCATTTAATTCACATGACAGGAACTCAATATTTAATTTCTTGCACGACGACAACTGATTGTACCAATTTGGGGGCGGGGGATACTGTTTCAGATGGAACAAATACTTTTGATATTAGTGGCGCGCCCGATAGTGCAATTGTCAGAATAAACTGCCATGAAAACGCAACGTTTAATGATAACTTTACTGTTTCGATGGGGGCCGCAACAAATTCAGATGCAACAAATTATATGATTGTCGGAGTTGATTCAGGATTTAGACATAATGGAACTTCGTCTACCGGGTGTAAGGTTCAATCTAATGCGGCGGCAATTACGGTAACTTTAGGCAGCCATAGCAGTACGGCGGAGTGGTTAAGAATAGGGTTAAATTTATCGAATGGTACTAATGCGTCATGTGCTTCTACTTCAGCAACGTTTGGGAACTGGAATTTAGGATTTAGAAATGTAATCGTCGAAAATTGTGTTAATTCAGGAGCCGGAAGTTTTAGAGGTGTTACATTAGGTCATTCAGCAAATACAGGGAACCCGGTTAATTATATTCAAAACTCTATTGTTTATGGGTCAGAAAGCGATGGTATTCAATTTAGTGGGTCTGCGACGGGTGTCGATAACTCAATTTGGAATAATACTTCTTATGGTAACGGGGGATGGGGAATTACAGCAGGAGGTGGCGGAATAGAAGTTGTTAAAAATAATTTAGCTTGCCAAAATACAAGCGGAGATTATCAAGGCACATATGATACTTTTACGAGTAATGGGAGCTGTGATACATCAGGGACTTCGGGCTTAACGAGTTTAACTAATAGTGCAGAATTTGTAAATACGGGAAGCAATGATTATCATTTAAAATTAAGTGCAGTTTCCATCGACAAAGGAACAAATTTAGGTTCGTCAAATAATATCAATATTGATATAGATAACACAACCAGAATTGGTGCTTGGGATATAGGAGCTGATGAGGCTTATGATTACAAATTTATTGCAAACGGTGGTATTTATAATGGGGGCATCTACCATTGAGTGATATACCTATCACAGTTAATTATTTTGTTTCTTATCAACAACTAGAGGCTTTAAGATGGCTTATTAAAGAAAACAAAAAAGTTGCTTCATATAAGCTAATTGATTTAATGGAGAATTATTTAGACAAACAACTCGATCCGGAGGTATTAAGGAGGATAAAAAATGCCTAACCAAAACAACGGTGATGTACCCTCAGTAAAATCATATATCAGAGTACCTCAATCCATGTTAGGTATTTTTTTAGTAATGATCGCACAAACTTTCGGTGCCGGATGGTGGGCGAGTTCAATGTCAACTAAAGTTGATTTTGTTCAAACACAATTATCGACGGTCGTATCAGCTAACGCCAATAATTATACTCAAAAAGAAGCTGTCAGGGATTTAGGAGATATTTCAAAACGATTGGATAAATTAGAGGATCTCACTAATGAATACACAAGAACAATTAAAAAAAATTTTCGATAACCAATAAAAAAGGAGAGTATCATGGGATTATTAACAAAAATCGAAACATTTTTAGATGGTAAAAAAACTTACATCATTGCTCTTTTAACCGGCGGATTAGGGATTTTTATGGCGACGGGCCATGTAGTACCAGAATGGGTCTGGACTATTTTAGGCGCTGCTGGATTGGGTGCCGTTCGATCGGCAATCGGAAACTCAACAAACACAACAACGCTGACGAAATGAGTCCCTACTTAACCATTATTGTTTTCATTATTAAGTTATTAGATAAACTTTCAGAAACGTTATCTAAAAAACATAAATTGGATGATATTAAAAATGTGGAAAAAATTGTTGACACTCATAACGATGTCGCTCTTGCTCAACAGTTGCGCGATATTGCCGATAAAGTCGAGCAGCGACAGAAAACCGCCTAAGAGTTTAAAGACAGGAGATCTGGCACCGAATGATTGTGTCTGTGTTGATCCGTCAGATTTAAAAATGCTCTTAGAAGAAACTAAAAGATGTAATCCTTAATGCAATTTTTTCTATTAAGAATAAGTTTAATTCTGATTCCATTATGTTTGGCTGTTGGATTTTTTCCTATTTTACCGGAAACAGTCACTGAATATTTAAGAGCTAAAGATTTTTTGGCTCTTTTCTTTGCAGGAATTATTTCTTTCTCATATTTACTTGAAGGTTCATTTAAAAAACAAAAACTTATTTGGATAAATATTTTACTTTTTTATATTATCCTTAATCAGTTTTTGGTCCCGCCGCTTGAACTCTATTCCGACGATCCGATGAAACGGATCCTTTCTAAAGTCGTCGCAGATCTTTGGGGATATAAACCATTAAGTTTTATATTAATCTATTATTTGTTTTTTTTAACAATTCAGGAAGTAGTCACTTCCGCATTGTCAAAAGAACTGATAATGAAAACTCTAATGTGGATCGGATATATCTCCGCCGGGTATGTTATTTTTCAAGCATTAGGAATGGACCCATATCAGCAGATCAATAATATCCAGGGGTCAAGACTTACTACATCGAATAATCTTACCTCATTTATGACCCATCCGAATTATTCTGGATCGTTTATTGCAATCTGTATTCCATTCGCAATTTATTTTAAAAAATATTGGAAAATGGTGACTATGATCGTTACTGTTTTCTTAACCAAATGTTGTTTTGCGATCGGCGCAATGACTGCTGGAATATTATTTTATATATGGGTGAAAAGTAAAAACTCGAAATATGAATTGGCGGTTAATGTTTTTATCTTATGCACATTAATATCGGGAATTTCAATTTGTCATATCCATCATTTTAATGACCATGGCCGAACTGAAGTATGGTTTCAGATGTATGAAGATCTCAAGTCTCGACCTTTTTTTGGGTATGGGCTAGGATCTTTTCCAGTTTTGTTTCCGTTATGGCACCATAGAAATTGGTATCAAGCCCATAACGAAGTTCTTCAATTTTGTTTTGAAACCGGGTATGTCGGCGGGTTTATATTACTCTCAGCTATTTTTTCGTTTACAAAATCAGCAATAGAAAAACACCAAAATAATGATATTTTACTTGCTTTGACAAGTAGTTTTATTATAATCTTGATGAGTAGTATAGGGCTTTTTGTATGGCAAATTGAGCCTCATCGGTACATCTCGGTAGTTATTGCCGGGTTAATCATATCTTTTTTATAATTAAAAGGAGAAGAAAATGAAAAAGAAAATTGCAAGTATTTTAGTAATTGTAATGCTTTTATCCGTATCTGCTTGGGCGGGAAACATGTATCTAAACGGAACAACTAAAGGGGCAATTACTGATATTAATTTTGTTGGGCCGACTTCGATTACGGGGCAATCGAAAAAGACAATTGATATTACCCAAATTACCCCGGCGTCATCGACAACCGCAATTGCGGCTTATACTTGTACAGCCGGTGCATTAAATTCATGTTCGTGTTATACAACGACAAATGCGGCTAAAATAGGAGCCATAAAAATTACAGTTAATGGCTCAACTCAATGGTTACGCACATATCAAGATCCAAACTAAAAAATGTTTGATATTCATTTTGAAAAAAATTTTGATAAACGTATTTTAAAGTTGGAGGAAAAAATCATGTCTGCAATTCAAGATTTAATGGATTCAATTAGTGCTTTACAAGCTGAAGATCAAGCTGTTGTCGCCGCTGTATTATCTTTAACTCAAAAGGTAGCTGATTTACAATCAGCAATTGATAACGCAGCTAACGTAGATCCGCAGATTGAAGCTGCTGCAACTGCAATTAATGCAGAAATTACTAAATTGCATAATGCAGTGACACCAGCAACACCGCCGGCTGCTTAAAAAATTATATTGTTTTGTGCATAATGTAATAAACAGAGTGCATCGGCATGGTTATCGTCGAGGATATTAATTGAAGGGTATAATCGGTTGGCCGCTTTAATCATTTCAGTTTTATCCGCGTTCCCTTTCCCGGTCGCGTACTTCTTAATCGTACCGACCGGGACGCCTTGATATTCAATTCCATTATCAATACACCATGTTTGAAGAATAGCAACTAATCCACCGTAAACTTGCGCGGCTAAGACAGCGCGATGATTTCTCACTTCTTCAAAGACAACATAATTATTTGGAGTAAAATTAGAAAGATATTCTCTGAATTTTCTAAATCGTTCTCCGGCTGATTGGAAATTTGATGGTTTTAAATCCCAAACTCCACTTTCAGTTCTAGTATTTTGGTCTAATGCAGCCCATCCACATTTAGTTCCGAGATCAAGTGCAAGGATGTTCATTCTTCAAACGGTCCTTTCTTTATTTCTAAAGGTGTGAATTTCTCATCAAATAAAATAAAAACTCCGTTTTCAGCTGCAACAAAGATACGCTCGTTATGTCTTATCATTGAGACAATTTTACCGGCTTTCTTTGCTATCGGAACAAATTTAGTTCCTTTTCTCTTAAAGACATCTGTCATGGTTTCACTTCTCCGGTTTTTAATTCTTGAATTAAATAATCAATATAATTTTTAGCTTTTTCAAGATCTTCCAATCCATTTTTACTCTTATATCGACAAACGTATTTAATAACATTTCCCTGGTTGTAGCTCAAATTATTAGCGATGATGAAAGTAATCGGTTGAATTTTAAATTGAGTGTAGTGAGGTTGTTGTTTAACATCTTCCGAAAATAACTCTAATCTATCTTCCGGATGGACTTCTGTATGATCCCCATCCCCAATAGTATACATATAATAGGGTGTTGGATACTTTAATCCTTGATACCTTTCGATTTTTTTCACTACCCAACAGAACGGTGTTCCTTTAACGCGTACACAATCGTTAAGTTTAAATAGTGGTTCCATTTTTATCTCCTATTTTTTATATCTTTTTCCGCGCCATCCTTCGGCGGTAATTGGACATCCATTGGCCCATGCTGGATTGTCACACAATATTCGTTCGTATTCTTTGACAGACCCAAAAGTTTCTTTAATCTCCGATACGATTTCATCATGGACGCTAAAGATAACTGGATAGCCTTTTTGTTCACAACGCAACATGGCTGCGGCGAGAATGTCTCTTGCAACTGCTTGTGTGATGTTTTCGACGAGTTTCCCGCCGTAGGTGTGTTGTTGATCCCATTTCGTCGTTGTTTTACCCTCAACTTTTGTGAGGCCGTAATAGTGGAGTGCATCTTTCTCCTCTCCCCATAGGGTTTTTATTTTTTTAACTGATGGTTGATTATAAGTTAAACTTCTTCCCGACGGTAATCTGCATTGAAGGGATGTGTTATCAAGAAACCAAGTAACAATCCCTGGAATTTTATCTTTCGTTTTAACCGCATTTAAAGCAGATAATTCCATTTGATACCAAAAAAGTGTTACTCTTTTGTACGTTTCACGGTAGGTACGAACCGCAACATCCGCGATTTCTTGTGAAATTTCAATACCCCAATTACAACAGGTTTGAAAGAATTTCTCCCGCCCCATCCCATAACCACAACCGAGGACCGCTGCTTTTCCGAGATTTCTTTCTGTTTTCGAGATTTCTTTTTTCCCGTAGATTTTTTGTGCCATTTGGACATACAGATCAACTCCGTTTTTAAATTGGATTAACCCTAATTCTTCACCGGCAAGCCACATTAAAACCCGTGCTTCAATTGCATTGTAATCTGCAACTATTAAATCGTTTCCGGGAGCAGCCACAATCATCCCCCGAATACAACTGGAAAGAGTTCCCATTACATCCGGATAAAAAATCTGAAAATCTTCGAGCGATTCTTTTTCTAATAATCGAATGGCTTGATTGGTGTCTGAGATATTTCCTTTTGGGAGGTTCTGAAGCTGAATAAGTTTTCCAGCCCATCGTCCGGTTGATGCTCCGTGATAGATGAGGGTGTCCCGGATTCTTCCGTCGTCGGATTGACTGGCGGACATGGATTTATATTTTTTAACGGAGGTTTTTCCGAGTTGGAGTTTGGTTTCCAATATTTGTTTAACCGAATCCGGTAAATTTGGCAATTTAAGTGTTCGTTGAACATCAAGTTTCGTATATCCGGAGATTGGGACACCTTGATTATGGCACCATTGCAAGACAGCGGTTCTTCTCGATACACCATCAAGGTGTCCGTCGGATATAATTTCCACATTATTGTTGAGAATTTTAGTGTAAGTCTCAATAAATTCAAGAGCCTTCCGAATAACCTCTGAATCGACATAAATCCCCCTTTGGTTAATGAGCTGATCTAAAAACCATATAGTTTGTTCCTCTGGAATAAGATCCGGAAGCATTTGATCAATGGCCCTTTCAGCTTCCACATCTTGAACGCAATAAGCATAAAGTTTTTGAAAATCTTCTGGTGATTCATGCCAACCGCCTTTAGATGCGGGTTTTGACATTTTCATCATTACCCGGTGTCCTTCATCTGATTTTTTAATAGAGGCATTAAGGGCTTCTCCACAATTGGCTAAACCCGCAGGTAACGCCCGCGCCCGCGCTTTAGCCATGGTACAACGCCATTGCTTAATTGGTATCCGCGGCCATCCGTATTTTTTAACAAGAATATTTTGCCAAATACACTGTTCAAAAAATGCGTTATATGCAGAAAAAAGTGTTTCTTTTTTAGCTTCTGTTTGTAAAACGTTATTGAAAACATTTAACCTAAAACGATCATGTGAGAAAAGTTGAACTTCCTCATCGTCAATAGCATAAGCCATACATAAAATTTCCGTCGATGGATGGGTGCTATAAGCCCATGCACCTACATCATAAATATCAACTTTAGATCTAGTTTCAAAATCGAGATGTATCATAAATTTAAAAAGTCAGCGGTTGAGTTTGGACACTGTGAAACGCCCCCGTAACACAGGCAACCGCCAACGATTGATTATCTATTTGGCGGCGGGGGTGTTAAATTAAACGCCCGGGCAAAATCTGCATCTAATTCTGGATACATTTTAACCACATCCAAAACTTTTTGTAAAGATGAGGCCATATCCAGATTAGTTTTAACTGCCCATGTTAATTTGTCTCGTGTAACAGTAGAAAACTCCGGAAGGGGAAGTAAAGGTTTCCCATTTTCATTTGTAATTTGTCCATCAACCATTTTAAATTCCTTTCTTTTTTTAGGCGCCCTTCGGTTTTGGTTGAGCCTTTCACTCAACACTGATAAGTCTAATCACTTATCACGGAATTGAAGCCCTCTGCATTTCTGCATACTTGCCACCATCACCACTTACTAAGTGGTCACAAAACCGAAGAACTATATTTTTTAATCGAACATTCCGCCAGCGACAGCGGGGGTTTCTTCTGCTAAAAATTCATCTGTTTCAATGGGTGAAAATGCATCTTCCGGACGGGACCGATTACCGAACGGATCTCCGTCTTTGACTTTTTGAATATGCAAAAGCCCTAAATTAACACCATTATTTCCGGCTTGGGAATACGCGTACACATTCACTTGTGCGCGGGCATAGCAACCACCGTAAAATTCGTCCTGATTTATGATTGGTTCTCGTTTTTGATTAACCAATCCTGGCATAAAAGAAGATTTAGATTGAACATAAATCATTCCTTTATTTGATTCTTGCGGCTCTTTTCCTTCGGCAATTCTTTTTTGGTTCTCCTGATCGCCATCTTTAAACGGATTGCGGAGGTTTGTCGGAAGTTTTGCTCCCCATTGAGCCAATGCGACTTCCTGACAAAGTTTTTTCAATTCAGCTAAATCATTCTTAGCTGTTTTTTTGTCGAATAACATTACAATTGAAAATTCTAGTTTTTTACTTAACTCATTCATCTTTGCTGTAAAAACATTCGGATAACTTACCCGAAAGACCGGGGTTAAAATTTTAGTATTCTTTTTTTGTTCATTCATTTCATTTCTCCGTTTGTATTTGGTTTAATTGATTTCATCGAATACAGTGTGTGCAAGTTGAGCAGACACTTCTTCTCTCGGATCATCGACGTGAACTAAAACAACGCCGGTGTCCGGAGTAATAGTTAATGGTTTGACTTCTTCTTTACCCGCGATCTTTTCTAACTTTGCAGGGGAAAGAAGTTTTTTCTCATAAATATTTAAGTGACCTAATTTTGCAATAACTTCAAGTTCATCTCTCCATTTTCTTATTGCGCGTTTTTTAACTAATTTATAATCGGGGATATATTCCCCTTTCATGGCTAAAGCGAGTGCATGGGCTTCAACTGATTTAAGCCATGCGTCAATTAACGGCACCGCGTCCAACACCCGGCGTAATTGAAGGGGAGTTAATTTATCCGCCGGGATTGGTGATATTTCTTTTACATCATCAAAAACAACCGAAGCTGCGGTTTCAATATTCTTCCGGACTTTTGGACAAACCGCAATTGCCGGACAGAAAGTTGAATGACACCACGGACCATCAATCAAAGGAGCTTTTGGATCTTTTGTTGCTTTGATTTTCTGTTTTAGTTCAACCGCAAATTCTTCGAGTTCTTGTCGAGAAATCACCCATCTACGAATTGGGCCATCTCTATGCTGCGCTCTGGGCTGAACAATGACAATTTCAATTTCGTCATAATCCCCTTGAAGTAAAGCGCCAAGGGCATAGTAAAGCAGTTGTTTATTACCTTCAACTTCAACTGCTTTACCTTTTCCATATTTAAAATCTTCGACAATTAAACGGCGTAAAAAAAATTGGATATTTACGTCATTAGTCCCAAAGGCATCGGGGTCGATTTCTCTTAAATGGAATTTCTTTTCAATTTCAACAAGGTCAGCACCTTCAGCTTGCTGACGAACTTCATCGATGTATACTTGAACGTGTTCGGCCATTTCATCGGTCCATTCAATGCCATTTTCAGCATTTTGACCAATAAAATCGGATGCATTACTATCTGTTTTTAAACATTTTTCAGCTAGTTCATGTGCAGCGGTGCCTTCCGCGGCATACTCCGACGGCGGTTGCGGCGGAATGGTAGCGACCAAACGGACGCTGCCGGGGCAATTCCACAAGCGTTCACACGTCGAAGCACCGATTTTTGAGTGTTTTTGTTCCATTAAACTATCCCTGGATCCGCTTCTAATTGCGCAGTTACTTCAGCAATCAAAGCCGGATAATTTTTCACTGGAATTTCAACAATCTTTGGTGAAGTAGCCCCATATTTCTTCATCAACATTTTGCTTTTTTCCGCACCGAATTTTTCTGCATGTTTTCTTAAAACTACCATCAACTGATCAGAGGTATACACTGATTCAGTAACAGGTGCCGGTGCTGTTTGTTCAACTTCCGGTTTTTCTTTTTTAGGTTTCTTAACCGGATCAATTTGTGCTGCGGGTACTGTATTTTTTCCGACAATATTTTCTAAAGCATCTGCAATACGTTTTAATTCAACTTCAATTGACATTTTTCTCTCCTTTTATTTCCAGTAAAATGTGGTGTTACCTGAGTTAGTTTTTTGAGATAGTTTACCTTGAACCCAAATGTTTAAATCAGAATTGAAGGTTGATACTGATTCCTTATTTACCTTAAAACTTAAAATAATTTGCCATGACCAGTCACCAATATTAGTTGTTGTCATTGGATGTCCTAAATAAACTGATCTGGGAAAAACAACTCCTGAATCTTGAAATACATGAGAATCACCGACAATTACTGACGGATTAAGATTATTTAAACTGGCTAATGCTGTTGTGTATGCAATTGGAGCCATGTTTTTTAAATACACTTGGACAGTTAAACCCCCATCTGAAGTTGAATACGTTGCCAATTGATAAATATAATTAACATTACTCCCAATAACATTTGATCCTGCATTTATTGGAACACCGTTGTATTTAATTCCAGTCCAACTTGAATTATCCGGAATTAATACATCGTTAATGACTGGTTTTGGCGGAAGAACTCGACTAAAAGCCTGTGCCATCGCTGTCGTCATAAAAACAGCAATTAAAACTAACATTATTTTTTTCATATTTCTCCTAGGGTTTGTAGTTTTGGACAAAATTCAGTCCTGACTTTTTTGTTTTTTTATATAAAACTCTTTTCGAGAGTTGAATTGGCCCTTGCGGTGAATTTAGTTTCACCAATTGGCCCCGATTAATTCTCACCCCATTTTCTAAAAAAACATAATGCCGAAAAAGAGGTGAATCATCTCCGTAAATAAATTTTCTGATTTTTCTAGCTTTTTTGCCGTTCATTTCATCACCTTTCTAATGACTTCAACTTTTTCTAAAGCAACTCTCATCATGTGTTCTTCAATAGAATTTTCCCAAACTAAAAATTGAATTAAGACCGGTTTCGTTTGTCCGATACGATGGACTCTTTTACACGCTTGTTCGATTTCGCCGGGTACCCAAGACCACTCAATGAAAAGTACATTCGAACAGACTTGTTGTAATCCATCAATGCCTTGTCCAGCAGCTTGTATTTGTCCGATAAAGACCTTATCATTTTTCCCCTGTATAAAATTATGAAGAACTTTTTGCCTTTGGATGCTAGTTTTAGTTCCGTCAAGTATGGTCGTACCATATTTCTCCAATTCTTTTTCTAAGCGTTTAATCACGCTATGGTGATATGCAAAAATCACCAATTTTTCGTTTTGTTCAACACAATTAATAATATACTCCATAGCGGCGTCTAGTTTTTTTTCCGCAGTTTCTCGGCGAAGGGTGGCTAACTCACCCCCGCCGGTCCCAAGTCTTTGGTAACTAAAATCTCTTTTAACCGCGTTCTCAATAACATCCATTTTTATTTGCGTATCTTTATTCATTGATAAAAATATCATTTGGTATCTCTTGGATGGTAATTGAGGCGCAACTTCAGAAGTTGTACGGCGTATCATATAATTAGATTTTAACCTTTGATTTAATTCTTCAGTATGAGAAGCACCATTTACATTAAACGAGAAACCGTCCATAAAAGCATTGCAATAACGACGGCCAAACTTATAAAAATCATTGTAAGGATCAATTGTAGCCGGGGAGAGTACCTTAAGAATGGGGTATAGCTCAATTGGTCTATTAAGAATAGGAGTACCAGTAACCATAACAGACCGAATACAATTACGTATAAGACCGTTTTTGGATAAGACAGCATAAGTTCGTTTCGCTTTCATGTTTTTTAGGTAATGTGCTTCATCGCACACCCCGAGATCAAATTGAATCTCTCTTATCTGATTAAAAATATTGCTGTGGGTGATTAAATCATAATTTACAATCACTATTTGAGTAAAAGGTTCTATAATATCAGTTCTTTTTTCAATGATCTGAATTGAAAGAGATTTATCCAACCAATTATTTAATTCCCGCAACCAGTTTCTCTTGACTGACGCCGGGCAAACAATTAAAACTCGATTTAGTTGGAGTTTATTAATTAATCCAATCACCATAGCAGTTTTCCCAAGTCCCATTTCGTGAGCCAGTAACGTATGTCGATGGTTGATCATCCAGTCAATCGCCTCAATTTGAAATGGAAATAGTTTTTTATTCTTTTCGATAATCATTTCATTAATAAGGATATAAATTTAACAAACAGTTTTAATTTTTTAAAGCGCACGCCCTTTGGTACAGTTAGAACATAAAAAGTGCCTAAATCTTCAGTAAATAAAATTTTTAAAGTTCGGCCTTCTAAGAAAAACTGCGCTTCATTAATTTTTTCTTGATGGATAATACTGATCATGAACAATCCTCCGTGCTAATCCAAATTATAAAAATAAAAAAAGTTCCGAATATTAAAAACATCTTCCCGAAAAAGGTCAGCTCATTCCACATTAAATAATTTCAATATCTTCCGGTCTTTTTTCCGGATTTAGTTTTTTATGTTTTTCCGGGTCGTGTGTCTCAATTGTAGTTTTACATTTAGGGCAATACCATTTGCAGTATTCATCTGATCGGCAGAAAAAATTCATCATATTGCTGCAGATTGTACATTTAACTTTTTCGAATTGGTCCCATAACCCAACCATCGGGTCGCGGACCCAAGTTGAAATTTCACACCATAGACAAACAAAAAATGCTTGCCCTGTTTTGCCGGATTCTTCAACAATTTTCCATTTACGTTTACATAACGGACACAAATTAATTTTTTTTGGTTCCATCATTTTTCCCCTTATGTACAATTCTTCCTGTAAATACTAAAAACATCATCCATCCAGTAAATAAAGGTGCAATAACAGATAATGTTATCCGAACACCACTTTGAAAACCTAAATCATATGCTAATCTTATTGTCGGATCATCAATCATCGCACAAACCTAAAATCACCGCCATTAAGCTGTCTGCGGCGGCGTGATTCTATACTATCTCTTTTAATTTCATACGCATCAATATCAACTTGTGCGCGTTTTACTTTATTACACCCGATGTTAGACTCGTATTGACGCATAATTTTTTTGTATTGTTTAACTAAACCTCGGCAATAACTCATTTGTCACCCCCTTTCATAGCTTCTTCTGCCTTTTTGATTTTATTAGTCTGAACTTCTAACATGATGCCGATACAAATACCAAAAAATAAAATTATTAATCCAATTAAAATTTTCATTCTATCATCGGCCTTTTATAGCCGCGGGTTGGTTCATTACGTTCAACGGAATAATGCACCCCGCGGGTCCATCCAATCCGTTCCATAATATCAGCAATTCTAGTTTGCGCCCGGCGATCATAAAAATTTATTTTACCACTTAAACAATCAGTATAAATTTCATCACCTTTAATAACTAAACGATGTTTATAAACTTCATGCTGATTTACCCATTCTTTAATTTTCGAATGCCATGGGTCAAACCCTACCCGTTTTTCCTGTTCTTCGCGCGCCATTAATTCAATCTTAGCATCATCTAAATAAATCTTTGTTTTATTTTTATAATGATGAACAGCCTCAGCCCATAACTGGTGTTTGACTTTATAAAGTACATCGCGGTCAATTGATTTACAATGTACCGGCCAGTACCGGCGGTTCCCGGTCATATCTTTCAAATACCCGATGTCCTCATCTTTTTTTGGATTAAACGTACCAATGAAAATACATTGCCGAGGATAATCTTTTGCAATTCTCATATATGGCAACCGTACACGATCTTTCGCGCAACTTAAAAATGCTTTCATTTCCTCAACTTCAGCTTTTCGATGCGCTTCCATTTCAGCAATTTCAACAATCAACTGACCAAACATCGTTGACACTACATCTTTATTGGCAATATGAATTTTCTGATTGGAATACCATGGAGAACTTAAAATTTCAACCGCGCGTGATTTACCGATACCTTGATCACCTTCTAAAATTAGCATATTATCAAATTCACATCCGGGTTCATAAATCCGTTTAACCGCGGCTGTCAGCGTTTTTAACCCAACCGAGCGCGTATAAGTATTATCGTCAACACCCATATATTTAGAGAGCCAAGTTGCTAATCGCGGGAATTGGTCCCATTCTAACGAATTAAAGTAATCTTTAACCGGATGAAATGAATTATTATACGCAGAAACAACAATTGCTTCAAAAAGCGCTGATGTTTTTGGTTCAAACAGATATGTTTCGGCTAAATAATTTTTAAAAAGTAAAATCTGTTCATCATCTAATAAGAAAACTCGATCGGTCGATTTGTGCCACGGCGCCGGCTTTTTAAAAACAATGTCTTGAGAAAATAGATTTTTAGCAAATATACCTCTCATCGGACAATGTAACGCGCCATTTAAAAAATTAACTACATTTAACTGCGAGTCTTTTTTATATTGCCCCGCCGTCGTCCGGTCCCATTGAAAGGGGGTTTCTTGTATCTTAATATCACTGAATTGATGAGCCGGCGATGAAATTCCCAAGTTAGCAACAGCGTACCGATATGCATTATTAACTTTCGATTGTAATTGATCGGCGGGCCATGGAGGTACACATTTCGGATTATAGTATTCTGATAATAATTCAAAAGTTTTTTCAGGTGATAAACCAAAATCGTGACCTCTTGCCGCAACTGCATAAGTTGTATGATCCCCGGCTTCTCCTTCAACAGCACCAGGAGTTTTTTCGAGGTATTCCCGATAACGATTAATTGTTTGTCCATCATCTGAAAATTTCTCATTTGGTATCCTTTCAGCCTGTGAAACGATCGTTTGAGCTTTTTGAATTAAATCTAATAACTTTGCCGGCGCGGGATTAATTAACATGGCCCGGTCGTGAATAAAGTATTCTTTTAAGGTGTCAGGATGATAACTTCCCGCGCCAACGACATAACATCCTTTTGAAAGGAAATCTAACCCCGGAAATGCCGGTAGATTCTTCATAATCGGCATTCCAACGGGTTTTTTATAATAAAGATGATAACCGCCCGAACCAGTTTGAATCGTTAAAGTATGAGATAATTCCGCCGGTTTAAGAGCGTCTTTTAATAAGGTAATTGAATTAACCCCATTTTTAAAATTCCGCGGGTCAATATCAATCACCAGATCATCTTCCTGCAAAACTACTCCGAAATTGTGCTGTTTAAAATCTTTAACGGAAGGAAACGGCTCATACGCAGTAAATTGCCATTTTGGGCCGATAGGTATTTTTCCCTTTAAAGGAAATACCACAAACCCGAGGGAAGCATAATAATCTAAATAACCCTGTAATTCCAGGCTATTCGATTGAACTTGTTGTGTGTTTGTCGGGGGCATTTGTAAGCTGTAAAAAGGTTAAAATAGACTGTTCTTCAAATAAATAACACTTACCACGTTTAATCGACGGAAGTTTTCCCGAAATTGCCCATCTACGGATACTCTGAACATTTACCCGTAACATCCCGGCTACTTCCTCTGTAGTTAAAAGTTTACTTAAAAACATATATAATCCGCCCTTCTGATTTATTAGTAATTATGAACGCATTATAATAAAAAATAATGCGTTGTCAAGTGTTTTTATTAACAGATTTTTAAAGTTTATTTAATTTTTTCAATAATTTTTCATATAGCTTAATTTGTGCTTTTATTTCACTATCGTGTTCAGGTTCTTGTTGGGCAAAATTAATTTCTTGCTCAATTAATTGCTCAATCATATAAATTTCAGTTTGTGTTAATTCGATTTTCATTTTTTCACCTCAAATTGATAGTTATTAAATCTAATTCCGTCGTCGAGTAAATTATACCATTTAAGCAGCGCTTGTTCGTAATTATCGACGATTGCTTTTCCGATTAACTTTCCATTTGTTTTTAGCTCAACGGTAAATCGGATAAAACGCCAGTCATAAACTTTAAAAATTGTTAATGTGGTTTTTCCGTCGGTAGTTGTACACGTTTTGATTAAGGTTTTTGACGACATATTATTCCTTCCCCATAGCAACTAAATAGCTATGATTTATTATAGATTGTAAAAATTCTTCCATCGAATCATATTCGGATGAATCCCAATGTAAACCATCCATTTCGACGAAAATAGAGCTATCAATTTTAAATTCTTCGGTTTTATCCTCATTTCCGTCATATATTTTAAACGTATCCACTAAACATTTATTTCCTAGTTTTTTGTTTGGCATTTTATTCATCTCCTCAAATACATAAATTGCACAATAATAAAACATTATTTAATTGAGATTCAAATTGTGTACCTGGTATTCTTTGTTTTTTATTCCCGCCGTCAATCCAGTTTAAATGCTTTCCCGTTGTCTGTTTCCAGTCATTTTCTCTAACAACAAGCGTTCCCCTAAATTTGTATGCAATAACCGTTTCATAGGAAATATAAAGCGTTAAATCTCCTATTTCAATAAAACGGGACGAACCATAATTTGACGATGAATACTGACCATAATTTCCGATTCTTATTTTTGATTGCATTTTTTATTCCCTTTCGTTTTTTGGTAGTTTAATTTCATTAACAAATTCTGCATCACCAGATAACCGATAAATTTCTTTTATCCGTTTTACTAAACTTGAACCAGCTTCACTTCGTTTCCAGTCACCAGAATCACGTAAACGAACTTTGTGTTTTTCTCTTAAATTTTCTTCCCAATTTGGAACTAATTTTAAAGTGTAATTCATTTTGTCACCTCGTTTTGAATCGAAGATTGTAAGACTTCCTGAAATTTAAAACCCATTTGCTCTAATGCATGAATAGTTTTATTCGTTAGCGTCCGGCAATTAGTCAAAACGAAAATCTCTTTTGCATAATCAACCGGATAGAATAATACATTACCATAAACGTTTTTTGCATAAAACCTGATTGTCATTTTATCCCCTTTTCTATTGGTTTATAAAAGCGGTGATCCCCAATAATCACCGTCATTTTCATTGATTTAATCCAATACGGTTTACCAAAAGCATTGACATTTTCCCAATGTGTCGCGCCGTTTGTAACATCATAATCCTTTGAATTAGACCATGCAAGTTTTGCCTTGCGGAATGTATTGGCTGAATATTTATGATTAACAACTCTTGGCGCTTTTAATCCATAAACACCTTCTAAAGTATGCCTATTTCTAATTGCGCACGCAATCGCTAACATTCCAGAATAATGCTGATTTTCAGCTTCACCAATAATAGATTTTATTGCTTCACCGTCGGAAAATGCATGAACTCTCGACGCTGATAATAGTATTAATCCACATAACACAATCGTTTTATTCATGTCCTAAGTATAATCGCAAAGTGAAGTATTGTCAAGTGTTTATTTGTATTATTTAATTAAGTGTATTGTATTATGAAGTGAAGTGTTGTTAAGCATTTTTCTTACAGTTGAGATGTGTAATAAAGTGTAAGGTGAATGTAAAGAAGTGTAATGTGGTGTAAAGTAGTGTTATAATATTTAATATATCATGTTCGTATTATATCGTATTGTAATGTAACAATACACTTTATTTTTTGCCGAAGTGTTTTGCCCTATATTAGAGAAGCGAGCCCTATATTTCATATCAATTAACATATTACATATATATCCTTATAATAATAATAATGTATATATATATATAGTGTTGGTCATATGTATGTGTAATATGAGTGATTTTTTGTGATTTTTCGCCCAATTCCGGCCTTCCTTTGGTGGGTCGCCCCTTCAGTGCTTCCTCTTAAAAAACCTTACCCCGGGGCGTATCAAAAACATTTCTAAGCATACGGGTATATACCTCTTTTTTTTACTCGACTTATATATAAGAAACTTATTTTTATTTTTATGAGAGGTACTTTAAAAAACGGCAAAATAAAAAATAAAATTTTTTTCACTTGACTTTACGTTTATTTTAAATATATTAAAAATTAAGCAACAATAAAAAACGGAGGTTATGAATGGCAGAGAAAAAATATTTTAAATGTGTCGTCGAAGGTCAGTATCATGCGCTGCATGAAAATGCAGGAACCCCGACGTTAAGAAAATACAGCGCAGAATTTACGTTACCCTCTCAGGAAGCCGCTTTATCTGTCATTTGTAAACATTTATTAACTCCGTATCTCGAAAAAAAATATCCGGATTTTATCCGGTTCCGCACACATGAACTTAAATCCATTACTTTAGTTGGTTATACGCCGGATCCATCGGTACTTCAAATTGGAATTGATGAAATGAGTGTTAAAGAGTTAAGTGATTTTTGTATTCTTCGTCAGATTTTAATTGATCCTTATAAGTATCCTGATCTTGAACGGACTAAAGAGATCGTCGCTGAAATGTGGAGAACGAAAAGACAGGAAAAAACTGATGAAAAAGTAACCGAGGCAGAGGACGCCATTAATGATCTTTTAAGTTTAAATGAACTTGATATACCGACGAAGGAATTAAAAGTAAATTTGAATGAGCAGAAAGCTAGTTTACCAAAAATGCCCGCCGCCCCTGGTAAACGTAAGCCCGAATTTGTTGATCCGCTGGATGAAATTTTACCGGGGATAGTCGATGATAATGCCGACGCTGCGATTAGATAATTTTCATCCTCTTGAATATTTGAGTAAAGCAAGGTCGCTGCCTATTGCAAAGACAATTATGGCAGCACTCAATATGCCGTACCCCGCGGATCCTTTTGTTGAACCCGAATTTGTTGGTTTGACGTGCGGGGAAGTTGCGATTATCCGTCAAACGTTATACGCCGCGAATGGTTCTCAGGATTCTTTAAATTTTCTTTTGGATCGGGCGATTGGAAAAGCGCAGCAGACTAATTTGAATTTAAACGCGACGATGACTTATCAGGATTTTTTAGATAAAACCGCTGCGGAATTGGAAAAAGAAAATGTCATTAACGTCACTCACCGAGAGTCAGACGAAATTACATAACCGGTTTCAGAATGAATACCGGTTTTTTGCTAAATTTGCTTTAAAGATCCGCACGAAAGACGGTCAGATTTTACCGCTTATTTTCAATGATGCGCAAGAATATCTCCATCAAAGACTCGAATTTCAACTCCAAGCGACGGGGAAGATCCGGGCGCTCATTCTTAAAGGCCGGCAGCAGGGATGCTCTACTTATGTGGGTGGAAGATTTTATTGGAAAACCACTCGCCTCGCGGGAAAAGCAACGTTTATTCTTTCACATGAAGCAGATACAACGGAGAAACTTTTCCAAATGGTTGAAAGGTACCACGCCAACTGTCCGGACCCAGTTAAAGCAACAACTGATGTTGCTAACCGTCGCCGTATGGTATTTTCAGGGATTAACTCCGAATACTTTGTTGGAACTGCTGGAAACGAAAACGTCGGACGCGGGGGGACCGTGCAGTATCTGCACGCAAGTGAGGCGGCGTTTTACCCGGACGGGGATGCATTCAGTAAAGGGTTGCTTCAATCAGTCCCCGATTTAGACGGCACGGAAGTTATTATTGAATCGACTGCGAATGGAATGGACGCGCTCTTTTACAAAATGTGTATGGATGCACTCGAAGGTAAAGGTGATTACCAATTAATTTTTATCCCATGGTTTTGGCAGAAGGAATACCGGAAAAAACTTCCGTCGGATTTTCAGATTACGGTTGAAGAAGAAAAATTAATTGAACTTTTTAAATTAGATTCTGAACAAATCTATTGGCGCCGGAATAAAATATATGAATTAAAGTCAGTTCAAGCGTTCATGCAGGAATATCCATGTACGGTTGAGGAGGCTTTTGTTACGTCGGGGGTTAGCCTTATCCCGTCGTTAAAAGTAATGGAAGCTCGAAAGAGTTTGATTCGGGATCCGAATGCACCTTTGGTGATGGGGGTTGATCCGGCACCGCTTGGTACATCGGCAATTGCATTTAGACGCGGGCGGGAAATGATGAAAAGTTTTAAATATGTAGGCCGCAGTCCGATGGAGCTTGCAGGTATTATTGCAAATTTTATTGATACGCATAATCCGATTAAGTGTTTCATCGACGTAGGAAATGGATATGGGGTTGTAGATAGATTAGTTGAATTGGGATACGGGGGGATTGTGACCGGTGTTCATTTTGCAGAAGCGGCACTTGAAGATACTATTTATTTAAACAAACGGGCTGAAATGTGGTGTGGTATGAGGGATTGGTTTAATGGGGGCGGCGTGTCATGCCCCGACGAGGAATCACTTCATAAACAGTTCTGTTGTGTCCCCATAGAAAAAAAGACAAGTTCGGGTTTGACGAAACTTGAATCTAAAGATAAGATTAAAGAAGATACAGGAATTGATCCGCATGAGGGAGATGCGTTCGCGCTCACTTTTGCGTATCCAGTTAAACGTGATTTACCGGGGAAAAGACAGATGATTCGAAAAACCGACGGGGGCCGTTCGAAATTAAAATCCATACAGCGCCGTGAATCTATTGGAGCTGCGACGAGTGGTGCGTCGAAAACTTTGCCGTATTTTATGGGGGGAAATTAATGATTCATTTACCGCATGAAAGAATTAATCGGTTTCCGCTTGCGCTGGCCGCACTTTTAGGGGCGGGTGGTGCGTTCGCCGCAAATAAGATTATGAGTGGGAAACAACAGCAGGCGCAGACTATTCCAACTCCGACGGCGAATGCAAGTCAGCAAGTTCAGAATGATGTTAATAAAACTTCTCAAGCACAAAACGCAGGCCGTGCTGCGCTTATTATGACTAGTCCGCAGGGTGTTCAAGGGACGAACCCCGTCGGGCGGTATAAACTTTTAGGGAATGATTAATGAAAGCCAACGCTAAAGAAATTACCCGCCGTTACGATAATCTCAAAAAAGAAAAGTATGTTTGGAATATTCATTATCAAGTTATTGCTGAATATTTTTTAACTCGGAAAGCTGATTTTGTTATTAACTTTACGCCGGGGATGTTCTTAAACAGGGATTTATTTGATGCGACCGGGCCGAAGGCGATGAAGGTTATGGCGGGCGCATTACTCGGGATGCTTTGGCCGGATGGCGGAATTAATTTTCAATTTAAGTCACCGAGACAGATTGTTGATAATGAAGAACATAAAAAATATTATGATTGGGCATCTTATAAACTGCATTGCGCAATGAATGAACCCGCGTGCGGATTATCTTTAACTTTAAACGAATATATGTCGGATGATGTGGGTTTTGGTACGTCCGGAATTGCTGCGTTTGAGCCGACTAATCCGACGGAAGATGAATTGTTTTTGTTTCAGCCATGGGATGTAAAACGAATGGTTATTGAAGAAGGCCCGAACGGGATGGTGAATCGGGTATTTTATGAACGGGAAGAAACGATTGAACAAACTATTTTGGAATTTGGAATTGAAAATGTTTCAGAACAAACCCGGCGGGCGTATGAAAATAAAACTTATGACATAAAAATTAAAATTCTACACGCGATTGAACCGCGATATAACCGTGATCCGGATGGATTGAGTGTATTTGATATGCCAGTTTCATCGGTTTACATTGAATTGGGTCAAGATCATATTTTAAAAGAGAGTGGTTTCCCAAGGATGCCGGTCTTTGTAAATCGGTTTTATAAAAATATTCGGGAGAGATATGGAAGGTCGCCCGCGATGGATGCCCTTCCAGATGTTTTAGAATTAAATGCACTCCGGGAAGCGGAAATTGTTGCAACGGAAAAAATGTTGGATCCGCCATTAGGGATTTTAGATGATGGCCGTTTAGGCGCGGGGACCGTTGATACGAGTGCAGGAGCTATAAATGTTTTTAATGTAACTGGCAGGGTTGGTAATGCACCGCCGGTCTTTCCAATTGTAACAGTTCAGGATTTAAAATCGACTAAAGAACGGATTGAAGAATTAAAGCAATCGGTTGCAGATCATTTTTTTATTGATCGGCTTTTAGATTTGAATAACGAAACTGAAATGACATTGGGTGAAGCGCAGATGAGAAATAAATTACGCGCGATGGTTCTCGGCGGGTTATTCAGTCGTCAGACAAAAGAAGTTTTTGCACCATTGGTCGAATATTGTTTTTCTAGTATGTTAGCACGGGGAAAATTGGGATTGATGCCGGGAAGTCGTGAACATTTAGATCAACTTCTTTTCGGTGGGGATGAAATGGTTATTCCGGATGATATTGCAAAGGCAATGATTAACGGGGATGAGGTTTATGAGATTGAGTTTTTGACGCCCGCGGCGCGGATGCTTAATTCTGAATTGGCTGAAGGCATTATCAATACATGGAAATTTTGTAATGATGTCGCGCAGACACAACCAGAAGTTTATGATAATGTGGATGAAGATTTATCGGTTCAGTTAGTGGCAAAGTTTATGGGGGCGCCGAGAGAAATTTTAAGAGATGCGAGGACAATGGGGACTATCCGTAATACGCGTGCGCAACAGCAGCAGGCGGATAAAAAATTTCAACAGGGAATTGAAACGGCGAAGGCAATGGGACATTTAAAAGGGTTAGCTCCGCAGCAACCCGCGCCGGGTGTTGTCAATGAACAATTAGCACAGCCGATTAATGCATGAGCAATGAAGAATCAAATGATATACTCGCACACCGCGAACGGATTTCGGTGGCTGATAAAGAAGCGCAGAGAAAAGCGTATCAAGCGAAAGAAAGACAGCTTAAAGAAGATTTAGCTGTTACCTTTGGAACTCCGGCGGGAAGAAGGACTCTTGCATACATCCGGGATATTTGCGGCTTTTCAAAATCTTGCGTCGGGGGGAATCCCCAGTTGGGGATGGACATCAAAGACGGGACTCTTTATAACGCTGCGCGACAATCTATTTATTTGGAATTACGGCAATTAATTCCAGTAAGAATTTTAAAACCAGTTGAATTTAATGATAAAGAAGTTATTGAAGAAATTAATTAAAGGAGATTAAAAAGTATGCCCGCTGAAGCCCCTGTTATAGAACCTGTTGTTGTACCGCAATCCGGTGGGGAACCCGGAAGCGCTCAAGCTAAGGTTGTGATTCCAGATCCGGCGAATGCCCCAAGAAAGGCTCCGGCGGCCTCTACATTCAATCTTCCTGATGGATACAAAGATAAACCCTATTTGAAGGGTGTTGATTCAATGGATAAGGTTTTTGCGATGCTGGATGGGGCGCAGACATTGATTGGTAAACGTCCCGCGGGAATCCCGGCACCGGATGCACCGGCTGAAGAATGGGCTAAATTTTATGATGCTGCGGGCCGGCCAAAATCTGCAACAGAATATCAGTTCGAAGGACAAGATAAAGCCGATCCGAAATTTTTACCGAAAGTTCAAGAAGTATTTTATAAACACGGTTTAAATGCGGCTCAAGCAAAAGGGGTTTTTTCTGATATTAATTTAGCATTATCTGAATTTGCGAAACAACAGGGTGTTGATATTCAGCAACAAAATACTGATTTTGATGCGTTAGGGACAAAAGTTTTCGGTGCGCAGCGGGATCAAATTTTATCTTCAATGAAAGATTTAATCGGAAAACATGTTCCGGTTGAAATGAAAGATGCGTTAGGAAAACTTCCGAATGAGAGTTTGATGATTCTCGCCGGAGTTTTAAATAATGTTAGTAAAGCATATATAAAGCCCGACGGACCGCCGTCAAGTTCTCCGGCGGGTACAGCATTAACACCCGCGGATATTAGTGCGAAAGGCCGTGAGTTAATGGCGTCGGAGCCGTATCTAAATGTTAGACATCCTCAACATGATGCGACAGTTAAAGCTGTTCGGGAATTATATGCACAATTATCACCAAAAAAATAATTAAAATTTATATTGCATAAATTTTTTATTGTTTTAGTATTTTGTTGTAAGACAGATTCAGGTAGACCGCGAGGTTCTGATAGTTGATGACACTCTCATCCGATTGGTCTGCGATAAAAGACCATGATAGCGTCCGTTGCAATTAAGACGGGGATCGTTGATCGACTAAGGTTTTAAAACTTAATCATTAACTTTTTCTATTTTGCAAAGGGGGCCTAGTCATGGCTAATGAAATTGATGCAGCACTTATCACGCAGTTTTCAGATATGGTTCATATTAAAGCGCAGCAGATGAAATCTCGTTTGAGACCATATTTTAATATTCGTAAAATGACGGGCGATATTTGGGCGTATGATGGTATCGGGATTGTTGAAGCTAGTGAACAGAATGCTCGTATTTCACCGGTTGTTTTTAATTCAATTGATCACTTAAGACGTAAAATTACGCGTCGTCGTTTCGTTGTTACATTACCCCTCGATTCTTCTGATGTCCGCGCAGTTTTAACAAATCCTCAAAATGATTATGCTGGTGCTTGTACTCGTGCGATTGAACGTGTGTTTGATCGTGTTGGTATTGAATGTGCATTTGCTTCTGTATCCACTGGAAGGGATTTCTCCACGTCAGTGTCAGCGTCAACAGATGGGGTTTTAACCATCAATGCGACAGCAGGTTTAACTTATGAAAAACTGATTGAAGTTAAACGTAAGTTCTATAATGCTGAAGTCGGAAATGATATGCAGGAAAGATTTGTTTTTATCTGCACCGGCGATGAAGAATCAGCTATGATGCAGGAAACAGCGTTGATCAACAGTTTGTATTCTCAGCAATATGTTGTTGATCGTGGGGAATTAACCCGCGCTGTCGGTATTGATGTAGTTCGTTATGGTGGAAGTGTAACGAATCCTTTGTTGTCAGTTACAAGCGGTGTGCGTGATTGTATTGCCGCTAGTGAACGCGGGATTGTTTATGGGATGAGTTTGGATCTGTCTTTAAAGATTCAAGAACGTCCTGATTATGTCGAGACAACTCAGGTTCAGGCTATCATTCAATTAGGTGCTGTTCGTACTGAAGGTGTTTTAGTTCAGAAAGTTCAGACGACGGTGCTTACTTAAATTTAATATTCTTTAATGATATTGAATAAAACTTAGGAGGTAGGAATGTCAACTAATGCTTATGTGGAAACAAATATTGTCGCAGGAAAAATAACTGCGGCAGCTCAAGGTTTAGGTTCTAAAGAAAGAAAGATTCTGGTTACTTATGAAAAAACAGCCAGTGATACTTCAGCTTCTATTTTAAGATTCGTTAAAGGTCTTTCTCCGGATGATATTATTAGTAATGTTCTTATTGCTAATGACGCCCTCGCCGGATGTACTTCTGTCGCGGTTGGTTTTTATGGAGTTCTGGATTATGATAACGTCGGGGCAATTGTTGGTAGCGGAAATCAATTAGCTGCGGCTCTTGATTTATCTTCTGCTCACGCCTCTGGTTCAGAATTAAGTGCCATAAGTTCAGTTGACCAAGCGGATCGTGTTAAAAGAATTTATGAATTATGCGGCCATACTCAAGCTACAAAATTACCGGCGTATGATTTGTGTTTAACTTTAACGACCGGAGGATCGGCTACCGGTACGATTACTTTACTTATTACAATTGCTCAAGGCTAATTTTAATAAGTAGAAAATCTAAACGCCGGGTATCTTAGTTGATACTCGGCGTTTTTGGTTTAGGAGATATTTTATGGCTCGACCAACAGCGCCTATTCACATTTGTAATTTAGCTTTAGATGAATTAAAACAAAACCCCATTAATAGTTTAACGACTCCGGTTACTAATGCTGAATTTGCGTGTTTGCGTTGGTATGATGCTACTCGTCTTGAATGTCTCGCCCAACACCCGTGGAAATTTGCGACTAAACGGGATATTTTGACTCCGGATCCGACGGCAACACCGCCCTTTGGATACACTTATGCTTATAATCTCCCTTCTGATTGGGTACGATTGGTTACAATTGGTGATGATTATTTAAATGATTTGAAAAGAGAATTTGAGATTGAAAATAATCAGATTCTTACTCCTACTGGCACCTCTGCAACAGATACGCTTTCTTTACAAATTCGATATATTTTTGATCAGGATGATGTAACGACTTTTTCTCCGTTATTTATAAAATATTTTTATTTACAGTTGGCATTAAATATGGCAACAAAATTTTCGACATCGAGTACAATTAGGGCTTCGATTCGAGATGAATTTAAAGATATTGAAATGCAGGCAAAAGCGGTGAATGGTCAAGATCGTCGGCCAAAACGTATTCAATTTAGTCGGACATTAACAAAACGTCGAGGACTCCCCGGCGGGGTTTGGGCGTCTAAATACACAATTTTTGATTCCTAATGCAAGTAAATATTACACAAGAAAATTGGGCGGGCGGTGAGTTATCTCCAAAGATGAGGGGGAGATATTCTTTACCTATTTACGGAACTGGATCAGAACGACTAGTTAATTTTATTTCAGAAATTAGTGGTCCGGCGAGGTATCGGTCCGGCACTACTTTTGTAATGAATACTCGTCGGAATAATAAAGCAGTTTTATTACCATTTAATTTTAATGATTCACAGGTTTATCTCCTGGAATTTACCGACGGATATATTAGATTTTTTACTGATAATGGGATATTAATTTCTTCGACAAAAACGATTGATGCGGTTACGCAAGCGAATCCGGGAGTTATTACGAGTGCAGCTCACGGTTTTTCTGATGGGGATGAAATTCTCATTTCCGGTGTTGTCGGAATGACTGAATTAAATAACCGGAGTTTTATAGTAACTAATTCGTCGGTTAATAATTTTCAGATTTATGATAATGATGGATTGGGAATTGACACGACCGCATATACTGCGTATGTATCCGGCGGTACAATGGAAAAAGTTTTAGAGATTACGAGTCCTTACGTTGAAGCAGATTTATATGCTTTGAAATTTGCGCAGAATGCAGATGTTATGTATATTGTGCATCGGAGTTATGAACCACGGAAATTGACTCGGGTTGCAGCGACAAATTGGACTTTATCTACTTTTACTCGGACGGGGGATCCTTTTACTGGTACAGATTTATGGCCGGGAGCCATTTGTTTTTATCAGGGTAGACTTATTTATGGTGGGTCAAATAATTTTCCGGAAAGTTTTTGGGGTAGTAAACCTTTAGATACAAGCGGCAATCCGCAGTATGATGATTTAACAGTTGGGGCAACAGCGACGGACGCTTTTAAATTTACTCTTTCTCCGATTACTGGAAAAGTAGATAAAATTTTATCACTAGTTCCGACGTTGAATTTTTTGGCGATTTGTACATTTGAAGGAATTTCAAAAGCTGACGGTGGGAATAATGGTGATCCGATTACGCCGTCAAATATTAATGTCGTGCCGGTTGTGACGCAAGGAGTTTTGCAGGAAGTAACACCGATTCTTCTTGGAATTAACTTAGTTTTTTTTCATCGCAGCGGCCGGATTATGTATAGTTTGGAATATGATATTTTTTATAATTCTTATAATGCCGCTGATAAAACTTTTACGAATGATCATATGACGGAGAGCGGTATTGTTCAAATGGTGTATCAGGTTGGCCGCCCGACGGCGTTTTGGATGGTTCGTAATGACGGAGTTTTAGTTGGTGCGACATATATGGCAAAGGAGAATGTTAATGGGTGGCATCGACATCCTTTAGGTGGAAATAAATCAAAAACATTGAGTGTCGGCATTATGCCGCGGGCAAGTAAATTTGACCAATTATGGGTTGTTGCTGAACGGATTTTAGATTGTAAAATCCGCCGGTCGGTTGAGTATTTTAATGATGATCCAATTATTCCGGAAAAAACAGATTATTATACGAGTGATGCGAATGCCGCGGATGATGATGATACTTGGCGACGAGCAATGCTTAAAGCACAGCGTGATTACATTCATGTGGATTCAGCGTTGACGTACGATAATCCACTTGATATTACGGGGGTATCAGCGACAACACCAGTTGTAATTACGTCACCGGCTCATGGATTATCAAACGGAGATTTAATTAAGCTCGATGATATTGTAGAGATCCCGGAATTAAATGGTCGTATTTTTCAAGTCGGTGATGTGACGACGGATACTTTTACTTTGAATGAGGAGGATTAAAAGATGGATGAAAAAGAGCTAGACCAAAACATCGAAAGACTTCAACAAAGAGTAGACCGCTTCACAGCTCAACGAGATAGAATCGTGGCTCGGTGGGATGAGAGGATTGCGAGATTTAGTCGGCCTTTGGAGGAGATGAAGGCGGCAAAGGCTAGTTTGAGTGTAGCAAAAGTGGATGAGATAAAATAATGGCGACACACATTACAAATGCTACTCAACTTCAAGCAATGAAAGATGCTCCAACGCTTGATTATATTCTTGATAACGACATTGATTTAACAGGGGTTGTGTGGGAGCCAATTGGTCATGGGGGAGCGGAGTTTTCGGGAAGTTTTGACGGACAGAATTTCACAATTAGGAATTTAACTTGTACAGATAATGCAGTTGGAGCAGCGGGGTTGTTTGGCTATGTTGGAGATGATTCTGGAATGGGGAAGAATGGCGTTATATCTAATTTAAACATTGAGAATGTTGTTTTGACGGGAAACTATGCTATGGGAGGGTTAGTTGGGTTTATTATAGGAGCAACAATTTCAAATGTTCACATAACTAATATAACAATAAACTGGGACACTCTTTTTGACTTAGAAAGCGCAGGAGGTCTGGGTGGAGATTGCTATAACATTTCTGGGCTAATAACAGAAATATCTAATTGTTCTGTCGATGGCATAAATTGTAATGTTGCAAATAATTTAGTAGGAGGGTTGCTTGGGGACTGTTTTGGATTTAATGTTGTAACCGATTTCGTTATAAGTAATTGTTCCGTAATAAATGGTAATTTGGCTGGTGTAAGTCAAAGTGGGAATCATCCGATGAGTCTTGCCGGATTTATTGGAGATTGCGAAATATGTACGATTATAGATTCTTATAGTGAAGTAAATATTTCTATTTCAACTATAGATAGCGTAAACTTTATTAGTGGATTTATCGGATATGGAGATACGATAAATATTTCTGGATGTCATTCAACTGGAAGCATTATTATAACTTCCGATGGAAATTGTCTTAGCGTTGCGGGTATTATTGGAGAAATGTATTCTTCAACTGTTACAAATTGTTATTCCATAGGTTCTATAAACATTACAACTAGTGCAGGGAGTATTTATTCCGTCGGAGGTGGAATAGGATATTCAGAAAGCTCGACTATTACAAATTGTTATTCCGAAATAGGTATTACTTGTTCTATGTCGGGTAGTACAAATTATTATGGCATTGCTGGATTCATAGGGCAATCGTTTGCTTCAAATATTATCAGCCTTTGCCATGCTACAGGAAATGTAAATTGTAGCGGAGGATTAGCAAATTACGGAATTGGAGGATTCTCTGGACAGTTTGCGGATAGCTCATCTTGTTATCACTCATACTGTACTGGAAATGTAGAATTTAATAGTCCTTCAGGAGGTAACGCTGGTCTAGGTGGTTTCACCGGCCAATTTTTTAATGCAGGAACAATCATACACGATTGTTATGCTCACGGAAATGTTTTAGGGATATTTGCAGGAACCGGAGCTACTGGTGGTTTCGTTGGGCAATTCGCTGATGGAATAATAAGAAATTGTTATTGTAAAGGAACGGTAGATGGACCAGGGGAGATTGGCGGTTTTTGTGGAGAATTTTTAGATAACTTAGGATTAGTTAATTGCTATTCGGTTGGAGTTGTCACCAAAACAAGTGGAACAGATCCAATCGGAGGATTTATTGGAAGCCTTGATTGTTCATTCGCACCAATAATTACAAATTGTTCTTGGTGGACAGGAGCACATTCTCACGCCGTTGGTAGAAATGAATTTATTTTTAGTGTTCCAGTAGACCAAGATTTAGCTCCTAATGGATGGGGAACCGACGAACCCGACAACACTAAATTCTACACCGCAGACCACGCAGTATATACAGGAGTGACTCCGTGGGATATAACACAACTTTAATATGACAATATGGAATACAAACTGTGAAGATTATCCTGATTTTGTTGGGAGTGCATGTGCAGAGGAGGTTACTTTGACACCGATTGCAGGTTGTACAGATTGTTGTGCCTATTCGTCGGGTGGGAAAATTCGTAAACTTATCACTGAGGTAACGGGCCTTTGGCATTTAGAAGGTCAGGAAGTCGGAGTTGTGACTGATGGAGGGGAACATCCAGCTCAAACTGTTTCTCAAGGAAAAATATCTTTACAATATGGCGCGACAATTGTTCACGTTGGATTTTTATACACGGGTCTTTTTAAGACGATGAATTTAGAAGGGGGTGGTATTCAAGGTCCGGCTCAAAGTAAACCTAAAAATATTAATCGTTTAGGTATACGATTTTTGAATACTCTTGGCGCGCGCGTGGGAACTGATTTGTATAATATGCAAGAAATTTATTTTCGGGATGTTAATGATAATACTGATCGCCCGCCGCCTCTTTTTACCGGCGATAAAAGAGTTGTTATTGAGGATGATACCTCTTTAGAAAAACATATTTATGTGCAGCAGACACATCCGTTGCCTTGTAATGTTTTATTGTTGTCACCTTATGTAGAGACTGATAACGAATGATTCGACGAGTATCGTTTCACGTGGAACATATTAATGTGATGGATGTTCGTCCTTTAGATCGGGACACAGTTCTTGTTTTAAAAGATGTTAGGTTTGTTTTAGAACATCTTCCAGAAAAAGCAGAAGCGCTGACTTTATTGTGGGATGGTCGGATTTTTGCTTGTATGGGTTTTTGGTCGCCGTTGCCAGGGATGGCTGAAGTATGGCTGATTCCATCGATATACGTTAAGTATAATGCTCTCGGGTTTGTAAGGACAGTGGATCATTATTTGAAAATTGCGGCTGAAACTTTTTTATGGGGAAGGGTTCAAACAGTTACAAGAATGGATATGTTTCACCGTCGATGGATGGAAAGTTTAGGTTTTGTTGAAGAAGGTGTTATGAAAAATTATTATCAAGGGCAAGATTATATTTTATCTGCTCGATATTTTAATTGGGGGAAAACATGAATTGGGATCAATGTGGAAATCGTTGTTATGACCCGGCGACTCTAGGTTTTATGGCTATTGCCGCTTCCGGTTTTCAAGCAGTATCATCCATTACAGGTGGAATATCTCAGAATAAAGCATCAAAAGCTGAAGCTGATCTTCAGGCCCAACAAGGTAAAATTGCGTTAGATGAGGCTCAAACAAATGCAACAAATGAAGCATATAATCAGAATCAGCAAATAGGGCAGCAACGGTTAGCTTACTTAGCAAATGGTGTTTCTTTAGAAGGATCACCGTCCTTGGTTTTAGCAGAATCTAAAAAATACGGACAGTCTCAAGTCGATTCGATTTTAAAATCTGGTGCGGCTAAATATAATTTAGCACAACAGGAAGCAGCAATAACGAGAAATAAAGGTCGAGCCGCATTGATTGCAGGAATTACAGAGGGTGTTGGAACGATTGGGACAGCGGCGGGGTCTGCGTATAAATCGGGGATGTTTGATCCAACAAAAAAGATTAATCAACAATCGGTTAATAAAAATGAAGGGATTATGGGTTAATGGTTCAGATACCTCAAATATATCGTCGATCTTTAGCATCTTCGGTTGTCGGAACTCCGGGTGTTGATACTTCTGGATTACAGGAAGCTCAGGCCGGTGAGAAGTTAGGTGGACAGGCTGCGGGAACTTTATTTAATGCTGCTATTGAAAAAAGAAATTTAATGGATCAGGCTGAAAAAAATACTTTATCAGCTCAGGCTGAAATGAATACATTTAAAACTCTTGAGCAGATGAAAGTTCAGTATGCTGATCAACCGGAAAAGGTAACTGAAATGTTGTTACCAATGATGAAAGAAAATTTGGAGGCAGTTCAGAATCAAGCATCTAATCCGCGAGTTAAATTAGCTTTAGGGGTTTCGGATCCGTATTTTAATCGGGCGATGATTCTTAATCAGCAACGGTGGGAGTTTTCTCAACGAGAGGCGTTGGATAAAAATAAATTAATTAATGGTCCCGGCGGGTTGAATGATACTTTTAATACAGCAGAACAAATCGGATCATCTGATAAGCCTTATATAGAAAAACTTCAGGATCTCACTACTCTCCATAGTATCGGGGGAAAATTGGTTGCAGGTGCTTTTGCCGCGGCACATCCGGAATCTGCTGCTGAGTTAGAAACACGTTTTTCTCCTACAGTAATGACTCGGGCTTTTTATGGTATGCTCCGTAATAATCCAGCGCAAGCTAATCAATTTTTACAAGAGCCAACTGTTCAAGAGGCATTTCGAACTAATCCAAAAGAGCTGGACGGTTTACAGGAAATTGCGACAAAAAGATTAGAAGGGGCTGCGAAACAGGCTCAATGGAATCAAATATCAAAACCATTAATAGATAGTCCACAAGTTTTTGACATGATTGCGAAAAGAGATGTGGACTGGAATATGATTGATAAGTTTCCAGACGGACAGCTTAAAACTGAACTTCAAAAAATGGCATTGCAATTATATCCTCAAGAAAACGGTGAGCAGCGTGATCAAGCAATGGCAAAATTTTTTGCTGATGCAGCGGATATGCATATTAAATCCGGATTTATACCGAAAGAAAAAACTGTTTCGGATTTAGTAAATTTTAATACTGAAATCACGAAAGCATTTAATGATGGATTTATTTCTCCGGCGGATCATCGAATGATGTTGACTAAATTAGCGATACCTTTACGAGATGCGGTTTTACGAGCGCATGATCCGGAACAAGCAGAAGCGGTTAAAAAACAAGGCGGATTTTTTGGTTTGTTTGGGTCAAAAGAGGCTCCTAAAGAAGCAATGGATAAATATGTTGGTGGGTATAATGTTATTAATAATTGGATGAAATCACAAGGAAAAGATCAAGACTGGCAAGCGAAAACTGACGCGATTGAAAAATATATTCAGCTATCCGATCAAACAAAAGCAGAAGATCGGGATTCACAAGGTCGGCCATTTACTCCGTCTGCAATTGCTCAAAAAGCATTGGGGATTGCGATTGGAGATTCTATTTCTACGAAATACGGTTTAAAGAAAATTACCGGACATGATAAAAACGGAATGCCTATTGTTGAAATTTCAAAAGAAGAACAAGACGATCTTGATAGACAAAAAGTTTTAAAAGCCATGAAAGGTAAATGATGCCTGAAGTTGCATACAATGAAATTCAAGATATGTTTTCTAATACGCCGGCGGCGCCAGGGGTTCCCTCGTCTATGTCTGTTCAGGATATAGATAAATTAGGAAGATCAAATCCTATTCAGTATAAAGAACCTAAACCCCCAGTTTCTCTTTTGGAGCGCGGAAAAGAAGATATTGAAAAACCTTTTGTGCAATTACAACATACGATCGGGGCAACAACGTCGTGGCTAGGTGATAATATAAAGGATCAAACCCCCTTCGGTGATCTTGGAAGTCGGGTTACTCGGGCGGGGATGATTCTTCAGGAACGTAGTGAAAAGAGTTTAAGAGAAAAATTTTCGAATTTTACGCCGAATATGTTAGATGATTTAATCGGTGCGGCTCCTACTATTGCAGGATATATGGGATTAGCGGCACTTTCTTCATCAGCTATTGCGACCGGTGCAATTGCGGGTGCTGCGGGATTAGGAATTGCAGCAGAGGAATTTGGTAAGTTTAAATCACAAGGTCGGACAACGCCGGAAGCAAATGCGTTAGCAACTGCAATTGGTGCGCCCGCAGGTGGTGTTATGGCTTTAGGATTTGGAAAAGTTGGGGAATTAGTTGAACCTTGGTTTACAAAGATGTTAGGGGCAACAATTAGTAAAATTGCGCAAACGGCGACGGCGGGGGGAGTGGGATTGGCGGCACAGGCGGGTACTGTTGACACAGCAGAATTTGCGACGGGGGCAGAACCATTTAAAGGAAAAGAATCAGTCGTTAAAACATTAACTGATATTGCACATAATGCTATTTTTGGAACTATTCTCGGCGGGGGTATGGGTCTGCATTATGGGTTAGCTCAACATGGAGAATTTATCAAAGGATTAAAAGATTTGGGTTTAAATGATAAACAGGCACAAGAAACTGCGTCGGATGTTTTGGGACAAGGCTCTCATGCGTTAATGGATGCTCTTGAAAAGAATTTAGAATATTCGAAAGATGAAACTTCTCGGATTCAAGCACCGCCGGCTAAAGGTGAAGTTCGTCCAAATGTTTTAAATAAAAGTGGAAGTGGGATTCCTGATGAATTAAATTATCCGTCAATTGAACCATTGCCGCAAGATGCTGAGAGTGTCACGGATTTATCAAAAGATTTTAAATATGTGAAACTAGAACCATTAAATTTGACATTAAGTTTGAGTGCAAAAGTTACTGCTGATGATATTCGTAGTAAATTTGCAGGAGGTCGAGATAAGCAATGGGCGCGGGGGGTTTATTTGAATCAAGATATTAAGACATCGGTTGTGGATGGAGTTGAGCGTCAAGGGATGTTTTGGATGGTGAGATCAAAAGAATTTTTGAATAAAGCCTTAACTGATCCTCAGAGTGCTGCAAAAGAGATATTAACTGAATTGAATGAATTAAAAGGTAAAAAAGACGCGGCCATTAGTGAAGATGATATATCAGATTTATCAAAAAAACTAATTCAATTAACACCTGAATTAGAAAAGGCTATTTCTCCGTCGAAGGAAATGTTGGCTGCTTTAGCTGAAGGGAAACAATATTATGAGGAAGCGGGGATTGTTTCTAAGGCATTTGGGACAATTGATGAGATTCGAGAGAATTATCATTCTTCTCGTCTTTATAAACCGGAACCTCTTTCTGACCATGTGAAACAATTGACTTCGGTTACGAAAAGATTTTCAGCACACGGATTACAGCGATATTATCCAGATCCATTTTTGGCAATTGCTGATGGAAAAGAGTTTCATACAACTGATTATGCGGATAATTTATTAACTCATAATCAAGAAGTGACTGCAGTTAATTATGCGCGACAGATGATGGATGCGATGAGTAATTTAAAACCTATTCCATTGGGTTTATGGATTCGTGAAGGTGCTTTACCTCAAGGATGGCAACAAATCGGGACGATGAAAAAACTATCACTTTTACATGATCCTCAGACGGGGGAACCTTTATTAGATGAGAATAAAAATCAACTTCGGTATAATCGAATTTTTGCTGCACCCAAAGGGATTGCTGATGGATTACGGCCATTGACTGATCCAAATTATATGAAATTAATTCCTGGATGGAAAACCGCGAATACGGTTCAAGGTATCGCAAAAACCGGAATTTTAAGTTTTTCTTTTTTTCATCATTATACTTTTGCGGCGCAGACAATGGCTTCTCTTGATGGATGGAGAACTTTATCTGATATTCCAAATGTTTTGAAAAATAATTTAATGAATGATCCTGTTTTTAGGCAACAAGAATTACGTTTTTTAGGTGCTAATGGTTCGACGACGGTTACTCACGCGGTACAAGATGTTCTTCGTGATATTAATAAAGGGGATGATATTTTTTCAAAAGTTTTAAAAGCACCGGTTGCAAAAGAATTAAATCAGATTTCAGAAGCAAATACTAAATTACTTTTTGATGGAATGCAGCGGTATATTAAGGTGACAACTTTTTCAAAGAATATGGCTTTATGGGAAGGGAAAAATCCGCGAGCAACAGCAGACGAATTGAGAGAAGCCGAACTCGGTTATGCAAAAGCGACCAATGCGGAATTTGGAGGGTTAAATTGGGAAGCGTTAGGGGTAAATAGAACATCACAAGCGTTAATGCGTTTTTTTCTTTTAGCACCGGATTGGGTTGTTTCGAATTTATTAGCAACGAAATATGCGTTTAGTGATTTAGGTCCGGCAGGATCTCAGGCGCGTTGGACATTGGGTTCCGCAGTTCTCGGAGGATTGGTTTTAAATAATGCTCTTAATTATATGCGTACCGGACATTCAACTTTTGAAAATAAAAAGGGACATGAATTAGAGGCGGAAGTGTCTCCTGATGTTTATGTAAATTCTATCCGTGGCGCACCAGGAGAATTAATGAAACTTGGGACTGATATGATAGAATCTGAAGGTGCGCCGGGTTTTGCTCGTTATGCAGAAGGAAAACTATCGCCCATGGTTTCTGCCGGAATAACGGCGACTAGTGGGGTAAATTATTTTGGCGGAAATATATGGAAAGGTGACTCCGCATTAGAGAAAAATGTGAATGGTTTTTGGAATATTTTAACTCATATTACTCCGGCTCCAATCGGTTTAACAGGAGCAGTTAATTATGGACAAAGAGAAGATGATAAATCACCTTTAGGATGGGGGCTTATATCGACGGGGTTAGGCCGTTTTTCTAAGTCGTCTGATAATATGAATAAAGCCGATATGGATACACGGGTTATTCAAGCGTTTCGTTCCGGAAATACTGAATTAGTTGATCATCTCATAAATAAAGGTGATTTATCGGAAGAACAAGCGGCTAAATTAAAAGAGGAATCCGAGAAA